AATCAACTTATCTCTTTCATCTATAATATTAATAGCAAACTTCATAATTTTATCATAACCCACAGCATTGTCAACAATCTTGTTATAGTGATGTGCACAAAACAATAGTTCTCCATCTAAACCTACGGCCTTAACATAGGCCTGTGCATTACACCTATCACATCTATCGTTTAATGTCAATAGATATTCTTTTACCTCTGGGGTTGTTGTAGTCATTAACACAATTATACCTTTGTTTAGTAGTTATACCAATTTTATCATATACCGTGAATTTTGTCCAGTATATTATTTTTTTCTTTTGTCTGTTGAATAAAATCCATCACCATTAAATACACTGGCTACTGAATCATATTTTCGAACCAAGGGCACGCTGCACTTTTCACAATCGTACCCTGGATCATTTTCCCTAATTGAGCGAACTTTTACGTATTCTGTTTGACATTTTTTACATATATATTCATAGATGGGCATTAAGCCACCTTTTTACCAAACCTTGACCAGGCTCTTTCATGTAAGAAATATCCAAGCATTTCACATGCTGTATAGATTATTGCAAAAGATCCAGCATATTCCCAGTGTGCTTCACCAGTAATTGCCTTTTCAAAAAAATATACTAACGTACCAACAAAACCTATGTGAACAAGGGGCCAACTGACCGTCTTATACAAACTTCTTTTCTTTGAATCTTTTGTCATATATCTCCTTAATATATTATATCACAAAAATTACTTATTGCCTATCATACTTTTTCTTATTTTCCAATAATTTTCTGTCATATCTATTTCATTATAAAAATCTACAATACTTCTTGTATATTCTAAAAAGGTAAAGTATTTATTTTTACCAAGTATCATTATTTTTTTAACTTCTTTTGTCATATCGTCATCATCAAGAACCCATATCCTAGTCCAATGGTTTGGATTGTTGCGATCAGTACCAACAAACTTCCACCATCTTTCATCATATGGAAATGAATACTTAATATCGTTACCAGCATAATGAACGATAGCATCAGCATATGGTGCAACCACATCATAGTCTTGACAATATACTGCTATAGATTGCTCTGGTTCTTCAAAAGGAAATCTGTGATATGAAGGAAATTCTATTGCTTTAATGTCAGAACATTTTGCAAAAATAAAATTACAAGAAATATAATAATTTTTAAAATATTTATCATTAACCTTATCTTTATCTAGTGCTACGTCAAACTCAACTACTTCTCCATGTAAATCTAATTCATTAAAAGTTCCATCTACAATCCATTTTGTTTTCCAATTATGTTTACCTTGAATAGCGGCTGTAGCCTGTCTAGATATAATTCTTTTTTCATTATTTTTTGTTAACTCTTCTATGTCATCCATTAGAGTAGTATCCCAGTTAAGTTCAAAATCTGCATGGGCATCTATACCTAAAAAGTACTGCTCATCCTCTATTAGACCCCTTATAGCCTCTCTAATGCCTACTATGCCTGGCTTTCCATCTGCTATGTCTTGATCTCTAACTATCCTTACATTGTTAAACATTGATAGATCTGGCTCTTCTTTATAGTTTAAACCAAGTCCAAATACAATATTTTCAGGGTAGTATGCAGTGTCTAAAATATGATTCATAGTATCTACCAAATGCACATCTTCCCATGCTGGTATAGATACAAATATTTTTTTATTCATCTTATTATCCTTGCTCCGTATGTTTGTTCCCAATTAATTATATCACTCTCATCATTAAGTAATGGTTGACCCTTAATATTTAAACTGGTATTAAGCAAAACTGGTACCTTTGATATTTTGTACCATCTGGACAACAGGTCGTATAGTCCAGGATGCTGATCTTTATTTACAGTCTGAACCCTAGAGGTACCATCTTTATGAACAACGGACGGTATCAAATCTGGCTTTAAACACTTAACTGCATACTGCATATAAGGACTTGTAAAATTCATATCAAACCATTTACTTGCATGCTCTTCCATCACAACTGGTGCAAAAGGTCTAAAGAGTTCACGTTTTTTAATATTATTAACCTTATCTTTAATGTTTGGATCTCTTGGATCTGCTAGTATACTTCTATTACCTAGTGCTCTTGGTCCATATTCTGCTCTTCCACTTGCTACCGCGGCAATTCCAGTATTAATTATTTCATTTAACGCTGCATCAACTGGATACTTATCTCCTAAATCATATCCAAGAAGTGGTGTCTTAAAATCAATATGCTTTCCATACAAGGCTGCTGCTGCACCCAAAGAACTTCCAGCATCTCCAGGGTTTGGCATAATCCATATATCATCAAATATACTCCACAAGAAGGTATTGGCAGAACAGTTAAGGGCACAGCCACCCATAAAAACTAAGTTATTTTTCTTAGTTAGTCTTTTTGCCATATACATAAAATCTATTAATCTTATTTGATAAACTTCTTGTACTGCTGCTGCAATGTCAAATCTATCTTGCTCAGTTATTTCTGATCCCCAATCAAAAATTCCTTTATGAAAATTATATTTTTGATAACCAATTGATGGAAAATATTCTAAAACCCTTTTAAGATATTTTTGTTTATCTCCATAAGCAGCCATACCCATCATTATGTACTCTTCCTGGTTTGGCATCAATCCAATTAGTTGAGTAAATGCAGAATAAAATAAACCAAAACTAAAAGGATAATTATCTTTGTACATTAACTTAATATCATTTCCTTCTCCAGTCCAAATGGTAGAAGTATTAAACTCACCAATTGAATCAAGAACAACTATTGCTGCATCATCAAATTTGCTTGTGTAATACCCTGCTGCTGCATGTGAGTAATGATGTTTAAAATTAGTCCTTGGGATTGCATTAAGATAGGTGTGTTCAAACCAAGGCCTGCCCCCACCAAAACCACCACGAGTTTTAACTCTTAGTTTTTTTAAAAACGGACTTTCGTAGTAGGCTATTTGATCTGGAAATCCATATTTTAAAGCATCGTCTATTAAATCTTTATTAGTAAACCAATCATTCTTAACCTTGCTGTATCTTTCTGCATGTCCAGAAAATAGCACTTCATTGTTTTTAATTAAAGAAATAGAGGCATCATGTGTTGTTTCGTTAATTCCCATTATCAACATTGATAGCCTCCTGTAACTGAAACTCAGCCTCTTTAAACCATGCATAATGAACTGCCTCACTAGGATGTGTATTATCTGATCCAATAATTGTCATATTTTGATCATTGTTTTGTATAAAATCAAATGTATTTTTTGTAAATCTTTCTTTATTTATTTGATAATAAGTATTAAAAGAATCCTTCATTGTTCTATGCATATACTCTTCAAAATCTGGAATATAGGTATCTATGAAATCAGTAACCCCTGGAACTAAATCTGACCATCCAGTTGAAAATAACTTTACATTGTTATTTTTACACATGTCTTCTAATATGCTATATAAATTAAATATAAAAATTTCTACAAGGGTACCGTCTAGTCCACGAAATGTATTAAATTTAAACCAGTCTCTTCCATAATTAGGAAAAAGTATAAATATATAATCTGGATATCCATATTTAGATATATACTTAAAGACATTAAGTATTATTTCTATTGTTGATCCGCCAGATAATCCAACATTAAAATAGCCACTACACAGATTATCCTCATTTATCTGATTGTATAACTTATATGACCAACTTTTTTTAATATCGTTTAGCCCACATGCAACAGTTATAGAACATCCAGCAAACAAAACATTTGTCTTATCTTTGCTAACTGGTACAAACGAGTCACTAATATATGGACCAAATTCAATAGATTGTTTTGTTAAATCTGGATTAAGGAATGGCCCTATAATATCTTTATTTTTATGCAATAAAAACTTAAAGTGCTGAGGTCTTTCCTCTTTATCATTACTAATTATATCTTTATATTTCATATTAATAAATAAAATCTCTCTTTTTAAAATGTTTTTTATTTTTTCTTAACCAAAAATAAAATTTAATTTTATATATTATTTTTTTCATTTAGATACCTTTCATAGAAATATTCAGACCATGCATAATGAAATGCGTTGCCGTGATGGTGCATTATGTCTGGGGCGGTGTACATAAATAGATCATCTTTATTATTTAAAGAATACTGATAGATTAAACTTTGAATATTTTGTAAATTCATAAGTTTAAAAGTGTCACTAAAACGCTCTAAATATTGTAACGCTAAATATGGATCTTCTTTTTTTGAATATGAAATTGATTCTTCTGTAAATACATTTTTTGCTGGCTGTAAAATATTTTCTTTTGATAAAGTTAAATTTGAAAAATTGGTAAGTCTTTGATTTCCACTGCTCATTATCCATGTACTGGCAATAAGTTTTATTTTATTTGTTTTACAGAATAATTCAAAATTATTATATATTTCTGTATTTAAAATAGTAACTGATCTTTCTGGATTAAGAAAATATCTTGCATCTCTTTCCATATCTGGAAGCAATAAAAATATGATATCTGGAGTGCCAAATTCTTTAATATATTTATATACATTTATAATTATTTCAAATATAGATGAGCCAGGAGCACCAATATTATAGTATTCGTTATTTTTTTCTTTCATTATTTTTTTATGAGTTAAGTATGCCCAAGTTTTTTCATATTCAGTTCCAACTCCAAATGTATTAGAGCAGCCAGCAAACAGTATGTGCAAGTCCTTATGGTTATTTTTAAATTCTTCACATCTAAATCCATCTGAATTTAAACTATACTCTAACTCATAATTATCAAATTGATCTATTATTTCTGCTTTTTTTGTTGTTGGAACATGTCTGTTAGTAAAGGTAAATATTTTTTCCATCATAAGTCTATTTTCAAACTCTTCTTTATCTTTAAAATTTTCACCATTGGATAAAATATGAAGTCTATGGTTATGCTCTGTATATCTATTCATTTATATACCTTTCATAAAAATACTTAGACCATGAGTAATGAAACCCCTCTCCATGATGTTTTCCAGCATCTTGAGCAACAAAAATGTTTTTGTCTTTTATTATTAAAGAATATTCATATAAACTTTTTTCTATATCTTTTTGATTTAACACTTTAAAGGTTGATGAATATTGTTGCAACATTTTTAATTCATTATATGGGTTTACGCCCTTAAGAAAATTATAAAATCCAGTATCTGGATACTCATTATTTATAGTTTTATATTGTAAATTATAGGATTCTCCTATTTTTTCTTCATCCATATTAAGCCAACTTGTGCTAAATAATAAAGTGTTTGAGTTGTTGCATAAGTATTCAAGTTCTTGATATAATTCAGCAATTATTGTTGTTAATGATATTTCTGGTCTTACAAAATATCTAATATCTCTTTCTATTTCTGGAAATAGTAAAAATATAACATCTGGCATGGAATATTTTCTTATATATCTTTGAACATTCACTAATGTTTCAAAAATGCTTGCACCTGAAGCACCTAGGTTAAAATAACCACTTAACTCTTCTTCTTTACTTATTTCTTTATATAATCTATATGCCCAGGTTTTTTCATATTCAACCCCTTCTCCAAAAGTGTTTGAACATCCAGCAAAAAGTATATGTTTATTTTTATGTTTTTTTATAAACTCATCTGATCTAAAATTATCACTATTTAAATTATAGGCAATTCCAGTTTTTTTAACGTCATCTCTCATTTTATTATTTAATGGGTTTACTAAAAAATCATTTCTTCCTTTTATATTAAAGTTTTTATTTGCATTTTTAAGTTCGTCAAAATGTGTATTAATTTTATGTGACTGATCTTGGTCGTTCACTCTTCACCTGTAGAATTTCTAATCATATGTGATGGTACATTATGAAACCAAGTAGGTAGTGCATACCTTGGTCCCTTTAAAACAGAGTCAACCTCATGAACATACAAAAAATTAGACGGAAAGAATACAATGCTTCCTGCTGATGGTTTAATAGTTACTTTTGATTGCCTAAATGTTATTTCTCCACCAACATAATCGTCATTAAGATATAGCAATACAGATAGAACTCTGGTGCTCACTCCTTGATCTTGATGTGGTGGCAAGTATCCAGTTTTATCGTATCTTAATAAACTTGTTGCGTGTTCTTTTGCTTTAACATTTTTTTGTGCAAATGGATATAGTTTTGTTGAATAATGTTTTAATGCTTCATCAATTGATCCATGTATTCTAGAAGATATATTTCTTTGTTCATCTCTAAAGGTATCATCTTCTGATATCTGTTCCATGGTTGGAATAAACTTTTGCCAACAAAATATTTCTTTGGTTCCAGCACTTTCATTAACCCAAGGAGACCATGGCTGAACGACTGTCTTTTGTTTAACATCTTCAGAACTGTTTAACAATCTTTCTTCTAAATCTTCTATATTTCTTATAATCTGATCAGTATTTTTTACAATATTTTTATAATATACTAATCCTAAATCTAGTACCTCATGATCTATTAGATTCACGCTCTTCTGCCTCTCGCTCTAATGGATACTCAACGGCTTGCCAAACTGGTTTTTTATTTTCTCCTAAAAAGTCTGGATCTGCATGTTCTGGAAGAGATGTGTGCATAAACAAAGCAGTGTATCTATGTCCTTCAGTTACCTCAGTAATACCATGAATGTATTCCGTGCCAGCACTTGGAAAAAATACTGCTGAATATTTTTTAGGTTGATAAACAAAATCTTGATTAGGAAAAAATATTTTACCTCCTTGATACTCTGGAGTCTCATTTAAATAAATGATTGTGCTAAATTCAATAAATGGTTCAGGACCTTGTGCATCTAAGTGTAACCCACCTCTTGTACCCTTTACCCAGTGTGACCCAAAACCTTTAAATACATATATAGGATTAAGAAAGCCATTGTAGGATCTATGAACTTCGTTAGATTTATTTCCATATTTAATCATCACATCCATGACATTCTTGTTGTATGGTAAGGATGTTCCACCATATCTTTTACCGTAGTAGTCTGGATATGGATTAACCTCTGATGGGTTATGTTGCTCCCTTATTAGGGTGTCTGCGTCTTCCTTGGTTATAAAATTATCTATTACCGCAATTCTATGCATCTTTTTCCTATCTTTCTTATATTATACCACTAGTCAATGTAATTAATTTTAGTCATAAATTTTTTAGAATCAATGTCATCAAATTTAGACAGGTCTTGATCGTATTCGACATCGTTCATTGGAAAAGGTAGTGGATGGATAGATTCTAAATCAATCTGATGTAGTTTTAAAAACATGTTTACATCTGGCATCAATGGCTCGTCTATTGAATCATATTTATTTTTTTGATTCTTAAGTAGATCTATCATTTCATTATAATTATGATATTTTGAAAACGTAGTGTACAAGTCTTTTATGGTATCTGAACCTTCTTTTGTGTAAAATTTATCTGGGCAACTATACATTTTAATGTTATTAGAAAAATATAACAGTGACAAGATTTCTTCTTCTCCATAATATTTTATATATGAAGGATAGTTTACAGATTGCAGGGTTGATGTATGAGCAAAAATTAAATCTCTATTTGCAAAATATACTTGTTGCATTTTTTCTGTTTTTATTTCTTCCTTTTTTAAATAAAAGATGCCATCATTTGATAAAATAGTATTATTTTTACCAGTTATCACTGATTGCTTATTTGGCAGACTACTTAATAAAAATTCATCCCAATCTTGATTTAAGAAAATGTTATCTGATAGTAATAGGGTATAAGAAAATTTTGAGTTATTTATGATGTTTTGTTTATAATAACAAGGGCTTTTTATTTTGTCCCAAAATATATGATTGTAAGTTAGACTATCAAATTGATCAAAATATTCTTGTTTGGTTAAAGTGCTTTGATCATAAACATGTACATATATCATATTTTTTTTAGATGATTTTTGTAATAAATTATCTACAACCCTTTTTAATAACTTTCCTTTATATGAATATATAACTACATTTATTGGATTTGGCAAACTTTCATTTGTCATAATCTTCCTTTATTCCTTTTGTTCCAAATATCTTTTTTATCCATGCTGTTTTTTTATAATAACCGTACAACATAGATCTTCTATTTTCTGCTTTAAATTCATGCTCATCAAATTTTTCTAAACTAGTATCAACATTCATTTCCCAATTATCTCTCTTAAATGGAATTATTTGAAAAATAGGCGTTCCCTTTTTTATTACTCCTTGAAACCCTCTTTTAAGAAAAAATGCAGTAAAAACTGGCAAGCCCCAGATATCCGATTCAACAATGCCAGACATTGTTATAAATGGTAAGTCGTGCCTATTCATTGGATGTGTTATTAATACTGAATAGCCTGGTGGTGTTTCATAATACCAGTTCATTCTCCATCCATAGTGTATTGGGTGGCAGTTGTCTGGCACAGGAAGATCTATGGTTGGTCTTTTATCCATAATCATTATATCTTTATCCCACGATAACTTTGGCTTTCCATTTTTATCTAACTCAACTAACAAATCATCCTCTAATAAATAATAATATCCAGCAGTAAGTGAATCAAAAAAGGGCATACACATTTTAGTAGCAACTCTTGCACCATCTCCACCTATGTTATTTACTGGATTTAAATATTTATCATCATTCCAAATTTCATGTTTTGCTAAACTTTTATACCATTCAGGAACATGTTTGATTGCTGGTTCTGGTGGAATAAAAATATTTTCATAACTTGGACCACCTCCAGGAATAAAAGATATTTTTAACGGATTATTCATTACTTATATTCTTTTTTTTGTCTAAACTTTTCTTTATAAGAGTTTCTAAAACTACTTCTAACCATCAGTCTTTGTTTTTCTATTTCATCTTTACCATTTGAATATATTACACACTCTGAGTCCCATGACTCTCTTTTGACTGGTATGGCTTGAATCAATGGTGTACCTTGTTTTATAATGCCTTTAAAATCTTTTTTAATATACATAGAAAAATGCCCATCTGATGCAAACTTATCTGTATCAACAAATGCCTCAAACGCTTTAAATGGAACTGCATCTTGATGAAATGGGTGAGTAAATATAGTGCTATACCCCTTTGGTGTCATTATAGACCAAAATGGTAAAATTCTAAAAATTTGCTTATGATACATATTGTTGTCAACAGGATAGTTAGATATTTGCTCTGCTGTATGTGTTGCAACCATATCGTTTCCAACAAATTTAAGTTCATTGGGAACACTCCATGTTATTTTTTCTGGATCAGTTGCATCTACATATATGTCCATAGGAAATTTAATAATATATCCAGCAGTCATTAAATCAAAAATTGGCATGCATCTTTTTACGGTTCCACTACTTCCACCCTTAGCAATAAAATCTTTATACTCATCACCTATAAACCCTGGTTGTTGCCTATACCATTCTGGAATAAATTTTGATGCTGGCTCTGGTACTGGTGCAAACATTGCTGTCTTTTCACTAAAAGGATAGAACTTAATTCTATTCATACATTTTCCTTACTCTCTCTATTATTATATCACTTGCTTTAAATCTTATATTATACATTGGGCTAAATCTTGGTATTTTTCCAAATTCGCTATCAATCATATGACTACCTTTATTTTTAAAATGAAAAGATACAAAGTCAGTTTCAATCATTTGAGTATTTTTCTTTATTGTTTTAAAATTCATAATATTTGGATATATAACAAATGGTGAGTCTATTGCTTGCTCTATATGTGCTGTAATTTCTTCATCAATAATCCATGGTATATAAAACCTAAAAATACCATCAAAACAGTCTTGAGGTAAATTATCATATTTTTTATCTGACAAATAATATTGTCTTATCCATGGTCTATCTATGTTATATAGACTATCTTCTTTTTTAAGCAAAAATATTTCAGCATGATTGGTTTGTTGCAGTATAACTTCATTGTTTTTTATACTTAATAATTTAGGTTTTGGATATAATCTACTAACGTATAAATTTATTGGTTTGATGATTGAATCACTATATCCAAGTTTTATTCCTTCTTTATATGACAACCATCTTGGAGAAACCCTTGATCTTTCATTTATATATAAAAAAGACTCTGATTTTGATTTATACCAAATATTAAAATCTAAGTCTAATGGACTAAGTATTTCATCGTTCACTCTTCTTCTGACCAATCTTTATTTAATAATTCTTTTGGTATAACCTTATACCCACTTCTATCGATACCAATCTCATACCCTTTTTCAGCCTCTATCCAACCTAACAAGTTAACTGTTCTGTATTCAGAATCTGATAGTTCTGCACCCCAAATAATCAAACCACGATTAAGATCTTTTTCACGTACTGCTGGACCAGATTGTGTTCTTACTCTTCTTACCTCTATGTTTGTTCCTACGTCTGGCATATCTTTATACTTCTTATGCTTTCTACCGTCCCAAACTGAGGCATGCCAATATTGGTTTGTATATTTAGCAACTGCTAATTCACAAATTGCTGATGCAGGTTGAGCGTTTCTATCTTCTTCCATACTAGATCTATTGTAGTATGAAGCGTCTACCTTGTTCCAATTTTCTGTATATCTTCGCATACCTACCATATAAGCATGTTCGTATTCCCATGGTTCTAATTCAACTATCACTTAATCTCTTTTCTTTAAAACTTACTTTTTAATAAGTTGTTTGTTCTACTAAATGTTCTAACTCTGTGACAATTTGAGCAAACCACATCACATTTTTTTACTTCTTCTAAAATATCATCATACTTGTACCATTTAACCATTTTAGATATGTTATCAACTTTTTTACCTCTAACATGATCAAAATCTAATACATAATACGGAAACTTTTTATTACAATCTAAGCATCCAGTTTCTTCTTTTATTTCTGCCAAACGTTGTCTTATCTCTTCTCTACGTCTTTCGCTTCTTTGTTTACTTTTATCAATTTGATTTTCACCTAAATGATAGGAAATGGTACCTTTTGAACACCCTAATTCTTTTTGTATTTGATTATAAGTATATCCTTTTGATCTTAAATCAATTATGTTTTCTTTGTGTCTTACTGTATTATTTTTGTTTTTCACAATATCCAATCATATCATAGTGCGAGCCCCAGAGCGAATTCGAATCGCTAACCTTCCGCTTACAAGGCGGATGCACTGCCGTTGTGCTACTGGGGCGTAGGAGTAACAGGACTTGAACCTGTGATAGCCGAATTATGAGTTCGGTGCCTTAACCTACTTGGCTATACTCCCTTTGGCTGGCGTGGTAGGTCTCGATCCTACGACTTCGAAATTAACAGTTTCGCACTCTGCCAACTGAGTTACACGCCATCTTTTTTATTCTGAAACTAACACTAACTTGTCAGTAACAGTTAAACCTTTTTGCCACTGTGTTGCAACAGCAACATTTGCAGAAGAGGTTGTTTGAGGAATTAAACCAAACAGCACTGAGCCATAATTAAACTTACCTGTTGGTAATACTCCAAAATAATCTGTATTAGCATCATGATTTCCTACTGGAAATGTAGAAACAGAAACTGTATCAGTAATACATGCTGGATATGCTACTGGTTTTCTGTTTGAATCATTACCTGTAGAAACAAATACTGGAATGCCTTTATTTTTTAAACTGGCAACTGTTGCTCTAATTGCTGGATCAACAATTTTAACATTAACTAATCCAGTTGGAGAAAGTTTACAATCGCCTGGCTTTGTCATATTTCCACTTAGTCCATAAGAAAATGACACAGCAGATACATTTGATGAATTAGTATCTACCCATTTTAATGCTGCAAGAAAATCATTTCCATTTAATATTCCAACTGCACCTTTGTTTGATACTGTTGCAGATCTAACTAATATAAGTGGAACATCTGGATTATTTCTACGAGCAACTTCAACCATAGCCATACCATGATTTACTGGATCAGAA